AAAGCCTGTCACACAAGCTCAAGTGCTTGATATGACGGGCTTTTTATAAAGTTATTATTTAACTGCTTCTTTAAGAGCTATCAATATTTCATAAGTATACAATAAAAAGAAACCTTATAAAATAAGCATAAATAAGAAATAAACTACATATATTTTTTACCATAAAAATATAAAAGTTTTGACCTTTTGCCCCTTATTTGCCCCTTATTTTTTTAAAAAAATTCATCAAAACTCTTGACTTTCTATAACTTTATAAGTTCAAAAAGAAGCCACTCAAAGTAAAAAAACAAATAAGCTAGTCATCAAAATAAACTTATTCATAATAAACTTTGAATGGCACATCGAATTTGGATAGTGAGAAATCACTATCCACCCCTTCGTGGGTGTACTTAAATTATAACAGGAAAAACAATGAAAGTAAAACTAAAAATATGAGCAAAAAAACCGCCAGCAAACGCCAGCGGTTTAGTAGGTATAATTAATTTGTTCTTTCTATTTTATTTTTTATTTTGTTGTGATTAAGCCATCAGGCTCAACGGTGAACTCTAGCTTGTCCGCTAGTGTTCCATCTTCTTTGAGATAGTACCAGCCTTTTTTATCAGCTGATTGGATAAATGCATTTGATACCATAGCGCCTTGCTGGTAGTCTAGGAAGTACCATACATCCTTATACTTAACCCAACCTTTAACCATGGCACCGTCTTTATCGAAGTAATACCATTTATCAGCAATCTTCTTCCAGCCAGTAGCCATTTCCCCTGATTTATCGAAGTAGTACCAAGTGCCGTCAGGTCGCTTCTTCCACTTGTCAGCAAGCATATATCCTGAACCATCGAAGTAATACCAAGTGCCATCAATCTTTTCAAATTGTTCTTTAGGATATGAGCCGTCTGAACGTACATGCCAAAAACCTGTGTCGTTTTTCTTCCAACCAGAATCAATTTCTGTTTCTTCATCATCTAGTAACACAATATTTTTATCAAATGGATTTGAAGAATATTGCCACCAACGAATTCCTTCCATTGATGGGAAGTATTCAAAATCAGCGTTACCATCATTTAAACCATACCCTGCAATCCACAAGCTGTTAGGGTATTTAGCAATAATTTGTTCATAGTACACATTGCTTAGTGTAAAAGGCTTATAACTATAATAGATTGGTTCATATCCAGCATTCTTAATGACATCCATAAATCTGATACAAGCATCTGTATTAGCTTGAGCATCACCACTAGCATGGTCTTCATAATCTAACACAAGATATTTTACTTTCTGTGGTACGTTATCAATAAAGAATCTAGCCTCACGCTCTGCTTCATCTGAATCTCCACCAAACCAAGCAAAATGATAGAATCCTACAGGAGTTGATTGTTCTGTTTGTGATGACAAGCATGGATTGATATAACTTGTACTTTCTGAGATTTTAATAATAGTATTGGTTGTACCCATGCTATATAAAATACCTGTAATATCATAACCATTGTGTGATGAAACATCGATGAATAAGTCGTTTTTTTTCATTTGTTTTTTTCCTTTCTTATGGTAAAACGCCAGGCCAAGGCTCACTAGTCAAGTAAGAGATTGAGCTTACACGGATATCTCCGATGTCTCTATCCGTTGGCACTGGGTCAGTGAATTGAAAACGTAGCATATTGCTATCCCCAGCTCCACCAAGATACCAAGTGCCATAAGGTGTGCCTTTATCATTATAAATTCCACCAATCAAGCTAAACTCTGAACGGAAACCAACAGGAACTCCACCCAAACCTAGAATAAAGCAGTTTCGCTCACGGTCGGACGGCTGGACTTGATACCCAGCACCACCTCTACGAACAATACCGAACCAACCCCAAGAAAGCCCACCGAATTGATACATGACTGTATCATTCTTTCTGCGTACTTTCAGATATGATGCGCCTAGTTTCGAAACAATGTTCAGCGTTCGCCATCCAGTGTCACCAGTTAGCACCTCCCAGCCCTCGTTACCATTTCCAGTTCGTTTTATCCACTTCAAAGCACCATTTGTTGCAGCGGTATCAACATATGTTGTACCGACTGGAGCAGTAACCTTTCTGTTTGGCATACCAGTTCCGTGAATTTCGTACTGGTTTACCTGATTATTCGAGCCAGTAGCGGTTGGTAGGGTTACGTTGCCACCACCATCAGATAAGATGAGGGTGTTCCCTTCAATTCTCAATTTCTGAGGAATACCCACGCCGTCAGCACCTTTTGGACCAGTTAAACCAATAGGCCCTTGCGGTCCAGTAGGTCCGGGTTGTCCGATTGGTCCTTGTTCCCCTCTTTGTCCGTCTTGTCCCCGTTCACCTTGCAAACCTTGAGGACCAATAGGTCCTTGTGGTCCGTCTGCTCCTTTAGGTCCGGTGTCGCCTTGAGGTCCACGCTCTCCAACGTCCCCTTTTGGTCCAGTTTGTCCTTGAATACCTTGTAAGCCTTGCGGGCCTTGTGGTCCGATTGGTCCACGTTCGCCGGTTTCTCCCTTGTCGCCTTTCGGTCCGGGCGTTAAGGCGATATTTTGTAACTCTTGCTTTGTCGCAAAACCGCTTGTGTCGATTTCCGGCTTAGCTTCTAATAGCGATAGCCGTCGCAAGATTTCCGAATCGTCAAACGTCTTACCCTCGACATGAATATTCTTGATCGCTTCTTCTAGTTCAGCTTTTGTTACAATATCCGTTAATGCCACTATGCGTTTTGTGTCTTTCTCAATAACCGGCAATTCTCCGTGTTTGTCGATTTCAGATACACGAACCCCAAACGAGAATTTCAAGATGTCCGCTGATTGTACGATTTTTTCAGCGTAAACGAACCCGTCCACGATTTCATCTGTCGTGATTAAAGCTGTATCGAATGGAATAGATACAAGGTTGTTTTCAACCGTTCCCGCAACTTCCAAGAGCCGATTAGTTGTTTTGAACTTGAATAAAACGATAACTTTTTCAGCGTTTAAACCGTTCAGTTTTAATTCGATATAAGCATTATTTCTATCATGGCTATAAAATTCTTCTTTAACTCTATTCAGATTATCCCGAACGTCAACGCAAACGCCCGCTTGACGTTTAATAACTTTTTTCAAAGGTTGCCCCCTTTCATTTTAAAATTAAAAGGAAGCCATAAGGCTTCCCTTTTCTAGTCTTTCTTAGGCTCGTTATATTCAAGTGCTCGCTCGCTGTCTGTCAATCCAGCGGTTGTTGGATCAGTAACCACTCCGAGCAAGACGAGGATATAAACAAACGTATTTACTCCGTCTTGAATATTCTGTGGAATTTCAAACCCGAATTGTTGAGCCATAAGGAAGATTGCCCCTAAAAGAGCAATAAGTGTAACTTTATTTTGTAAACGTAATTTCCAGTTAATTTTGTTCATCATCATTTTCCTCTTTGATTTCTAGTTTGAGAAATTTCTCAAACAATATTTTGATAGCACCGTTTCCGCCTAATTCAACGTAGCTTTCATAAAGTCGTGAAAGTTCTTCGATTTCATGTTGACTTGTATTTCCACGCCGTATTGCTTTTTTAAAGTTTTCTTGCAATCGAAAGCGTTGTAGCCGTTGCAAGCCTTTTCCGATTAGCGAAAGATTTTTATTATTATCTTTCCCAATTTCCTCGACTGCGTGAACTGATTTTTCAAGATCCCCGATTTTATCCGTAAGAACGTTGATTTGCTTTTCAGTTTCTTTTGTATTCTGCGTACTTTTGAACGAGAAATAACTCGGAATAATCACAATTAAAACGGGCGTGAGTTTATCTAGTAAAGTTATAAATTCCAATTAAACCACCCCTTTTCTAAAATAGTGGTCTATTGAACGGGTTGAGTTTCTAACTCACTTGATGGCTTGGTAGGTACTTCCCACTTCCAGATACCAATCTTACCGTTCTGGTGCAATTCTTCCAACTGCTCCAATGTTTGCCCTTGATAAGTGAATGGCTCGTTGACTTGAACCATAACACGCTTGCCTTCTTGGAATTTTTCGATATGATTAGGATTTTCAAGCGTAAAAATTTCTTGTGATTGGTACGTTTTACCAGTCTGCCCTAAATCAACCAATTCAAGACCTTTTTTGTAAAGCGTAGGATCTAGCGGGTTATCCGTATCAGTAACCCGAGCCAATACAGACCAGTTAGCAATAGCTTTCACTTCGTTAATCTGCGCTTCTTTTTCTGCTAGTTTTTGGTTATAAGTCTGCTCTTGCGTGATTAAATCTTCTTGTAATTGCTTCACGCCGTCCGCTGGATTGAACTCTGTCGTCACTTGAGCCAACACTGCCTTGATTAAGTCCTCGTTTGACTCGTTTGTTCTGTCGCCGATTAAAACACGGTCAAAGGCCGTGTATGGATTTTCTTGGCGAATTGCTACGAAAGTACGGTTGTTGTCTTGTAAGTATTTGTTAATAACTGTAAATGTCATATATTCCCCTTTATTGTTCTAATTTATTTTTTGCTTCTTCAAATAGAGCCTTTAACTGCTCGTCTGATTGAATGATATTATGAATTTTGTCTAGTTCTGTTTGAACGTTCCGCAACTGTTCTTGTGCTTCGTCACGTTCTGCAAGGCTGAAAGCCTCTGAAATAGTTTTATTGGCTAGTTGAATGCCTAAATTGTTAATAACTTTCTCTTGTGTATTCATTCTTTACCTCGTTTTATTTTAATGGACCATACATTTCCCAGTAGTAATTTGTAGAGTTTTGTTTAACTCTATGTAATTGTTCAAGATTCCTATAAATATCATTAAATAGTAATAATAAATTGTAAGAAGGGCCTCTTGGTGAGAATTGCAAAGTTGTACCTTCTCCGTACTTGACACGCAATGCAGTATAACTGTAATTTGGTCCATAATCTGAGTGATTTACAGTTAAGTTAAAAGCATGGTCTCCACGCATATAGATACCGACACCACCGCCAGCGTCTCCACCCATTGCGCCCCAAACATCATTATTACCACCTCTAAAAGCAATTCCCGAAGCGTCCCAAGACGTTTTCCAATCATTCGGGCCGTGTTGCATTGTTATTCGTCCAGCGTTTAAGTCAAAATTTGAGTTACCATTTAAAGCGGATAATACACCGCCTTTGATAATGTTAGCTGTTAAACCGTCTGCGACAATGTTCTTAGCCGAAATATTGATAATTCTAGCTTCACTTGCGTCAATCTCTCCAATATGAGCCGTGCCAATTTGAGCGTTACCAATCATGGACTTCTTAATAACGCCGTCTTTGATGTAAGTTTTTTCTCCAACTGATATTAGTCCCTCGTTAATTCTTATTGAACCGTCAGGGTTTAAATTCATTTGACCCAAAATATCGCCGGCGCTGTTGAGATTGCGGACCGACCAACTATCTTTCAGCAATGTCATTTGCGTTTTTGTAGCTTCAAGATTGCGATAGGCTTCGTCAAATTGGCTTGGCTTAAAGCTGCCCGTTCTCGGCCCTCTCACAAGCATAGGCTCTTTCACTTCAACCCAGCCATTTTTTACTAGATAGAAGAAGATAGGAAAGTTCCCTTGTTGGTCAAAATCAAGGTCTTCTGTCATTTTGAACGTGCCTTGAAAATCAATCCAAACGTTTCTGACTGGTGTTTCAGGATTGGCAATAGTTTTCTGTAAGACTGTTTTATTCTTCGTGTGATTTTTGATAACCACGCAAAACTCATGGTCTAACTGTCGTCTGATTTTATATTTAAAACCGAGGGTGTAAACTTCACCTTTTAAGATTTTAGGTACATAAATAGGCAACGTAAACCCGCCCCAGTTATAGCCAGTCAAGCCTTGAGCGTCAATATTAAATACGCCATAGTCCGTGTTATAGATACTAACTCCGTTTCTTTTGGCTACGATTGTATGTTTATCAAGTTTTTCAGAATTGACAATCAAGTTATTATCAGATACCACCAAGTCGTTGACTTCTGTTTGAAAAATCTCGTTAGACATAACTAACCGTGAAATTTTATCGGGCAAACCTTGTTCAGTATTCCCTAAAACACGTTCATATAGTTGGCTTGTTTCTTTTACACGTTGGAAGTCTGCTTCATTGATCTTGCCAGCAACTTGGCTTGTAAGGCTAGTAATTCGTCCGTCTGTATCTTGCTTGTATTCTGCGAGTTTTACTTCGTTATTATTCGTCTTATCTCTAACTGCGTTTAAATTGCTTAAACTCTTGTCTGCGATTTTCTTCGCTTCTGTCGCTAAATCTTCACTTGCACCAGCTTTTTTTAGGGCTTCTTCTGCTTTGCGCTTTGCTTCGTCAACGCCCGAAAGATTAAGATTTTCAAACCTCTTGCTAATCTCGTCAATAATTTCTTGATCGGTATTGCTTCGGATGATTTCTTCCCAAACTTCACCCGTCCAACGCAATAGAATTGTTTGTCCTTCGTGTTCAGGGTTTGGTTTGAACCATATATCATTGACTAGAACTTTCCCGACATATTTCTTCGTTGGGTCGTCTTTACCGTACCAGTTATTATTAAAGCCTTCAGGACTTGGAAGAAATTCAGGAAGCTTAGAGATGATATTATTAAAGCCACTTGAAACGAGTTCATCCACTTTCTGACTAGCGATATTTTGGATTTTAGCTTCATTGCTTTCTGAAATCCTATCACCCAATTTAATGTCGCTAGACTCATTATTTAAGCGGTTAAACGTAATTTCAAAAATACGGGTATCATAATCTAATTTTTTATCATGCCTTACAACACGGATAGTATCGCCGATTTTAACGCCTTTCAGATAAACGGTTGAAGTTTTTAAAGTCAACTGTGGTCTTGATGCACTCACAAGTTCATCATAAGTACGCTTAATCAATACGTTTTTATCTTCTTCATCTTCAAAGACTGCAAAGCCTACTTTAGCACGCATTGTACCGTCTGCATTTTTGATGCCGTAGCGCTTCGTCATTTCAGGAAGTTCAACATATTTTTGGCCTTTTGGCTTATCTACGGGAGCGCCTTTTGCTTTCTCCCAAACTACATCCTCAAATGTAATTCTGCGCCCGTATGTGCCGTGATTATTTTCTTCATTAGGTGCGCTGAGTTCTTCGCCTTTACCACGTCCAATAAGCGCCGTAAATAGATTGGTACGCTCTACCTCTTGCAAGATTTGTAGTGCATTATGTCCATAAACTACACGCTTGCCAGTCGCTTCACCGATTTTATCTTTAAAATCAATATAGCGTGCGCCTATTTTATTGCCGTTTACTTCAACGAAAAACTGCATTTCTAAATTCCAAACTTGACAAACCTTTTTCAATGCTTCAAATGTTGAAATGTAGTAAAAGTTCGTTGATCGCTGACTTGTTTCACTAACAAAACGTGCTTGCCAATTAGTACCAGCAAGCAGTTCGTTAATAATAGGTCTAGCAAATGTATTGTGTGGACGTTTATCTAAAACAACGGATTTTCTTAATTCTTCTATACCTGACTGAACGCCGATTAGAGTAGTAAGGTTTTCAGAAAACTTTTGAGCAATGTAGAAATAATGGAAAGTATGTGCATCTTCGATTGACTGAATAGCCATATACTCTACTGCATCAAATTCTTTCTTGCTCAACTCTTTCATCTCAACTGTGAGTCTGTCAGATACGTATTTTTCAGTGGTTAAAGCGAACTTTTGGAGAGCAGTCTTGATAGCTTCTTTTTTGACGATTTTTATTAGTTTCTCGTCTTTATCAAATAAATATATCATAGTCTTTCATCTCTCCAAACTACTTCTTTTACTGTCGCATTTGTAGCCGTAATATTATCAAAATTTGAAACTTTGAAATTTTCTAAGTCACTAAATAAATCAAGTTCACTTAAAATACTACGGTTCTTATAAGTTGCTTTCACTTCATCTTGCTTGAATTCAATCACAATATCTTTATTTGCTTCATAAGTGCCAGTAAATGATATTGTCTGTCTGCCATTTGTGATTTTTACCGTGTCAGTCGCTTTTGAAGTTGTAACCGTAATAGATACGGGCGTTACTTCAAATGAACTACTTAATGAGATTTTTCCTGTTGATGTTTGCTCCCTTGTTTTCTTAAAACCGTCAGGAACTAACAAAGAAAAACGACTAACAACTGTTAGTGCGTTTTCTTCGATAGCATCTGCGCCGTTGAAAATAGCATAGTAATAATAATCAGGTTCATCTTTGAATGATACTTCAAGCATACCTGAGGTAACTTGATTAGTGCGTAAAAATTTATTCAAAGCAAAGAATTTTTCTCTCAATTCAGCGCTTGAGTCAGCCGATAGCTGATACTTGATTTCTAAAATCCGTTCAGGTTCTGAAATATCTTCAACCCAAACGCCACGCCGTCCAGTTATTGAAGTAGTCTTAACAGATTTACCTACTAGACCTCTGCCAGTCACCGTTAATTGTCTATATCCGTCCACTACTCTATCTAATGTAACGCCGTTTATATTCATGTTATCGCTTGGCTCGAAAGCCACGATGTCGTTGTGTTTTTCTAATCTTGAATATCCATACATAGCTTTCTCCTTTCTAGTAATTAGTAGCCAAGGTCAATTCCATTTCTTGAGCGCTTGTAATGTCTTCAGTAAATGCTCTATAAGTTGTGTTACCCATTTTTAGTACAATATCAGCGGATTGTTGCCCGACCGTAATTGTGCCACCGTTAAAGTCAACGGATGTATTATATCCTGATAAGCGACCTAATTCGCCATCTACTGCGCCTAGTTCACTTTGTAAGTTACCAGCTAAGTCTTTACCAGTAAAGGCATCTATCGCCCCTTGTGCCATGTTTCCAACTGATTTCACGACTGCGCCAGCCTTACTGTTTACACCGATTATGAAACCTTCGTCTGTGTAGATACCAAACTGTCTAAACACTCGTGAAGGCGAATGAATACCAAGCAAGCGTTTAGCGCCATTGATAGCGCCACTTACTGCGCTTGTAACCGAGTTGATCAAAGCACCAGCGGCATTTCTAACACCGTTCACAAATCCCATGATCAGATTGTGACCTACGTTTACGGCTTGACCGATAAAGTTTCTTGCAGATGCTACTGCATTATCAAATCCGCTTCTTACTGCTGATACAATACGAGGGCCAGCGTTCGTTATCGTGCTGACTAGATTGTTCCAGCCGTTTGTAACTGTGTTTTTAATATTTTCAACAGCGTTTGAAATACTTGATTTGATATTCTCCCAAGCTGTTGAAATACCTGATTTGATATTTTCTAGCGTTTGATTTAAAAATGAAACAATATTATTCCATATATTCTGAACTGTTGTTTTTGTCGTTTCAAGTGCTGTTGAAATAGCTGATTTGATACTTTCCCAAGCGCTAGAAACTGCTGATTTGATACTTTCCCAAATTCCTGATAAGAAAGTTGAAATAGTGTTCCAAATTTCGTTCGTTTTTGCGCTGATAATATCCCAAGCATTAGAAATAGCTTGTTTGATTAAGTCGAAATTGCCAGTTACTAGTCCATAAATAACCAATAATACAGTAGCAAATATAACTTTAATAATCTCCCAAGCGTTCGCAAATATAGACTTGATTACTTCAAATGTAGTTTGAATATACGTCCAAATAGTCGTTAATGTTGTATAGATTGTTTCATAAATAGCCGTCCAAATCGGGCCAATAAAAGCTGTTATTGTATTCCATACATTTTCCCAAGTTGTTTGAATACCAGTCATTGAAGTTTGGAAGAAAGTAGTTACTGCTTCAATACCTGATTGAACTGCTAGTTTAATACCTTCCCAAATTGGCGCTAAGAATGTAATAAGAGCATTCCAGCCAGTTTCCCAAACAGTTTTCAAGAACTCAAAGATACCACTAAAGATTTGAACGATACCGTCCAAGTATTGTTTGATGATATTCTTGATATTTTCCCAAAGTCTACTTGCTGTTTCTTTGATCGTTTCCCAAGCACCTGACCAGTCGCCATCAATGATCTGCATAACTGCCTTGATAATGCCTAAGATAAAATCAAGTCCAGCGCCTATTGTGGATTTTATCAATCCCCAAACAACTGAAATATATGTGCCAATAGCATTCCAAGCACTTTCAATCATAGGTGCTAAGAAATTAGTTACTGTTTCAACAACTGTTTTAATGGCATTCCAAACTTTAGTAGCTACACGCTCAATCAATTCATGGTTTTCATTCCACCAAGAAACAAGCGTACCCCAAATATCTTGAACAAAGCTAACAGCTTCTTGAATAGCACTTGTAATTGCAGTTTTAACTGCTTCAAATGCTGAATTGACCTTGTTTCTAAATTCTTCACTTGTGTTATATACACCTACAAGAATAGCAATTAAACTTGCTATCACTGCGATAACAACAAGGACTGGTGCGCCGATTGCTCCAAAAGCGCTTGCAATAGTTCCTAGAATACCGCTACCACCTTGCAATGCTGAAAATAGAGCTGAAACCTTAGATACTGCGCCGGCTATTAAGCTGATAGTACCTACTAACTTACCAATAAGTGAAATCACGCCACCTATTGCAATTAAAGCGGGGCCAGCAGATACTGCAATAAGTCCTAGCCATTTCTGCCACGGCTCAAGTGGTAGGTTATCCCATATTGTCAAAAGAACCCGTACGACATTATCTTTGAACGTCAATACCGTTTCTTTTAAATTTTCAAACAAGCCGTGTATATCAGCTTCGCCATGTCCTAAGCCAGCTACCAAGTTCTCAAATGATGCCTTCATTGCTTGGAAAGAACCCGAAACTGTTTCGCTTGCTTCTTTTGCAGTCGTTCCAGTAATTCCTAAGCGATCTTGCGTAATTCCGATAGCTTCAATCAAAGTATGGAATGGAATATCTTTCACGTTTTGTGCTGTCGCTTCAAATTCTCCGTTCAAAACGCCTGACTCATTGACAAGCCGTGCCATTTCGCCAGCTGTACCACCATAACCAAGTTTAAGGTTATCTAACATAGTATAATTGTCCTTCGCAAAACCTTGATAAGCGTTTTGAATATCAGACATATTTGTACCCATTTTATTGGCGTTATCTGCCATTTGAACAAGTGCCTTATCTGCGTATTGGGCGGCCTTTTCAGTATCTCCGCCTAAACCTTGAAGCAAAGTTGCAGAGAATGAAGTTACCTGTTGCATATACTGATTAGCTGATACACCAGCCGTTTTAAATGCATTGTTGGCATTGGAAAGAACGCTTGCGCCTTTCGCTTCCATTGTGTCATACATTGCTTGCGCTTCTTTGGCTGTGATGTTGTACTTTTTAGCAAGTCCAATAGCACTTGTACCATTATCTTTAAATAGCGTTTCTACACCACCAAGACTTTGTTCTAAATCAGCAAATGATTTGACGATGCCAGTAACACCAGCAACCACTGGTGCTGTCAATGTAGCAGTCATGCCAGCACCTAATTTCATAGAAGCCGTTCCGACTGCTGAAAGACTGTTACTTATCTTGTCTAAACTTGAGCCAGTTTGATTTTTCATACTTTGAAACGCCATTTGCGCTTCTTTCATCCCTCTAGCAAAATCAGAAACATTGGCTTTTAGTATGGCGGTAACATCAAAATTTGTTCCCATAGTTACCCCCTTTCTCTCATAGATTGATTGAGCCTTCTATTTCTATCAGCAAGGCTCATTTTCTTTTGTTTGACTTGTCCGACATCATCTTTTTTGAAAATCTTGTCAAACTCGTCTTTGTGATTGTAAAAATCGTCAAACGTTTTAAAGGCTGACCTTGCGCTTTTTCCTTTACCTTTGGTAGCTTGGACTGTTTGATTGAACCATGCTTGAATTGCTGAATGGTACCGTCTATCCTCTTGCTGAATAAGATAAGCAGTGTTATAGATTTCAAATTCTTCTAGCGTGGTGCGTGATGCTTCTTTAAAGGTCATATTGTGTCTAGCTATGAGCAAGGCGATTGCTTCATCATATCCAAAGTCTGAACCTTGTTTTTCCCTTACTCGACTAGGTTCATTGCTTTTTTGAGTAGGGGAGATGCTTTTAACTCGTTCACGATTTCAGAAATAACTTTGTCGTATTCGTAATTCAAAATCAAATCTTCAAGATATTTTTCAATCGCTTCATTGCTTGGTTTGTGATTTTCTGTAACTGTTCCGGCTTTGATAATATCCACAAAAGCCATTGGATCGTTTAGCGCTTGCCCAGCGTTGAATAGTGTCATAGCACCGTATCCAGTTTTCATGCCTTCAAGTTCAGCAGAATGTAGTTTGTTCATTTCTCGCAAAAATCCAAGACCAAAGCGTAAAGTGTAATCACGTTCTCCAATTTTTAAAATCATCTGTTTTTTCTCCTTTTAAGTAAAAAAATAAAGGGCAAATAAATTGCCCTTGTTAATACCACTATTAAACCGGAACGCCTGCTCCGTCTGTTTCTTTTTCGAGTGTGTGGTAGTTGTATTGTGCGCTTTCGACTGCTTGTTTTTGCGTATCTGTCAATTTGTCAGTATGCAAGATACCGTTTCCGTCAATAGCGACTTCATAAGATAATTCAACCTTATCGTCTGAAGGTGCTGACAATTCAAAGTTTTTGAAATATCCTTGATAGTATTCAACGTCGTACTTGTCAACTCCACCCTCGTTTTTCTTGCTTCCAAGGTCAACGATCCAGCACTCGATTTTATCGTTTGCTTTGAACCATTTGCGCATTTCTTTCCACATGTTGACGGTATCGCCGTCTTCGCGGTAAGCAAGAGATTTGAACTCTCCACTTGTTTCTCCGTCTGAAATAGAGTTAACGACACCGTCTTTTGTTTTAGTACTTTCTACGTTCTTTTCTTGCTTGATAGAAAGTTCAGATTGGAAGCGTACTTTGCCCGCATCTTGTTTTGTGCGGTCAGCGTAGCGACGGAAGAAAGCAATAACGTCTTTCCCCAAAATTAAATCTGCCATGTATTATTTCTCCTTTTTTGTGTAATTAAAAGTTAAATCCAGCACGATATGAAGTAACGGCTGGACATCTGTATTATCTGCGATGACTTGTTTTTCTGTGTTTCTGTGATTGAAGTTATACTCATACCCGTCTTTCAAATGCTTCAAAACATTCTCAAGATAGGCTGAAATATTGTCTATTTTGGCTCTGTGCGCTCGTATTCCGTAAATATGGACTGTTTGCCTTGCTGTTCCGATTAAGTCGTTATTCGGCGTGTCTGAACCGTTATTCTCTCCGACAAAAACAAACGGATATTTTGCGTCAGCTTCGGGCAAATAATCGTATGTATCAACCCTTGCATCGCTGATAGCAAAAATCTTTCTGAATAAATCGTGGTTTGGTGTCATTCAAACACTCCTTTCATAACGTTTGTCATGTCTTTTTGAAATTCCGGCGTAATTTGTTCAAGCATTGGTCTGAAATGCGGTTTACCTGGCATAAAGCGTGTGCCGTATTCTTGATAGCCCGTATAAGATGCGCTACCTGTTATCCATGCTTCCATACCGTGATATGTTACGCTGATATGGTCTTTCAAAAATCCGGTATCTTTAGGCGCTAAATCACGAGCAGTTTTCTTTCCTTTTTCAGCATTATTTTTCAATACTTGTATAGATTGCTCGACTGCTTTCGGGTGTGCGTTATATATTGTGCTTGTTAGCTTCTCTAAGCCGTGCCATTCAATACTTGCACCCATTTATACCTTGACCGTCCTTTTGAGCCGTACAGAGCATTTTGAAGCTTCTACGGTATCAATCTGTTCATATCTGAACCCGTCATAGATTGCATACAAGAACGGTTCTTGTTCTTGCTGAAATCTGCATATCATGACAACATCTGTACGATTGCCGTATAATTCAAAAACCTTGGCTCTTTGAATATAGTTCACAAAACATGGTACTATTTCGGTCTGTTCAGCTTGGTTGTCGTAAGTATCCGTTGCTGGATTGTACTTAGCAACGCCTTTACCTCTTACAAGCGTGATTCTGTGCGGAGTTTTCATAGAAAGATTGCCTTTCCTCGTTGACGTTGTGAACCGTCAAGGCCAAAATCCTTATTCAAAATAGCCATATAAGGCTTGAATAGGTTGTCAAAGTCTTGATAGGTTACTGAATAACCGTCAACTGTTTCACTCGATACACTTTCCGAGCCTTTGCGGCCGTATAGCTTATAAACAACATTTTCAATCATGAAATTATACTTACTGTCAATATATACTGAACCAGTAAGCGATTTGAAGTAGCTTTCAGCATCTTCAACTAAGTCTGTTAACAAGTCATTTTCTTTTGTGTCGTTGGGGTCAATCCCCAACCTACGTTTAATTTTTGCAAGTTGGGTATCATTCATTCTTATTCCCCTGTTTCTTCTTCGATTTTTTCAGCGGGTTCATTTTCAGGCAAGACAATATCGCCCGGCTCCCCGTTTGATTCGATAACGCCTTTTTTCAAAAGCGCTTTAATGCGAGCATCTGACACATTCAAGTCAAGACGAGGGAAAACCTCGCCTTTTTCGTATAGTCGATTGTTGTCTTTGGTATCAATGATGTTTTCTGTTACGATATAAGCCATTCAATACCCCCTTTCAAGATTAGACGTTTGTCGCATCTGTCAACTTAGCAAATGCGTTTGTCTTAGTGATCATAACTGCGATGTCCATTGTGCAACGGATAGCAATCATTTCTTGTTCAAATAGGTTTACTGGAGTTCCGTCTGCATTCTTAACAGTCGTGATTTGACCTTCTTCAGAAATCTTGTAGTTGATGTTATAAGGGACACCGTAGATAAGGTTGTCAAAGTCCCCAGCAATCAAATCACCTTTCTTGAATTGCTTAGATTTCATATCAACAACAACTGTGCCGTCGAGTTTGTTTGCGTCTTTGTCGTAAATTGTTTTCTTGTCTCCGTCACGAGCATCACGCAAAGCTGAACGGTTAGACACACGAGATACAAAAGCATTAATTTCGATGTCGTCGTCCAAAAGTTTATCTTCAAGTTTCAAGATGTTTTCATAAGTTACTGGACCGCCAATAACCTTGTTTGCATCTTTAGCAGCCTTAGCAACTGAGTTCGCAAATGGTGTTTCATGTCCAAGAAGTCCAGCTTCGTCGATTTTTGTATAGAACGCTTCTACAATCTGTGGTTTCATGTCTTCAAAGAATTTTTCCCAAGTGTAATTGAGCGCTTCACGAGAAGCAAGAAGAATGATACCGAGTTTATGCGCACGAAGCGTAACTGGTACGATTTCAGGCTTGTCAGTCTTGATTGTTTCTGTTTCATTTACCCAGTAAGCTGAAACGCCGTCTGTTTGAACGTGGACTGTTTTTTCTTGTTTGCCGTCCATTTCATGATACTTACCAAGTTGCATCACGATAGAATTTTGAGCTACTTCCTTCATGATGATGTCTGTAAACTCTTTGTGAAGAGTTCCATCCGGTTTTTGTGAAACAAGGACTTTAGCAGGGTTAAAAGTTTGTACTGTCATTTATAAAATCTCCTTTAGATAATTCTTGAGTTGCGGAAGATTTCTCCGCTTGATTGTGTCTTAGAACCACCAAAAGCCGTACTTACTGCGGGCGGTTCTGATTGTGTGTATTCAGACTTGATTTCACTAATAATGCTTTCAAAGTCTGAAATAGCTTGAAGTGTGCCGTCTGCCGTGTCTTTTACGACAAAAGCAAGCACTCGTTCATTTACAGGCAACTTACGACTTGATAGAGTTTTGATAGCCTCATCTGTCAACTCTCGCTTGGTTTGTTCTTTCTCAAGTCCAGCGATTTTGTCAAGTAGTGATTGCTTTTCTGCTTCAGCTTCTTTTCTGCGGTATTCTTCGAGTTCTTTACCCGACAATTCTGTTTCCGCTTTGTACTTTTCTAAAGCCTTTGCAATAGCTTCTTGAGTGGATTGAGCGTGCTTTTTCTCTGCTTGCTCAAGTCGTCTTTGCATTTCTGCAATTGATACTGTCTTTTCAGTTTCTTGTTTTGGATTGCTAGCTTGTTCCTCAACCGTAGTTTCCTGAACTTGAGTATCAACTGTCTGTGTTTGTTCTTCTGCCATGTTTGGCTCCTTTCTCTACGCTTTTACGAGCAACCCCCTCGAACTCATGCGTCTTTTAATGTCATAAGCACGGTTTGGACAATATAAAAAGAAGGTGAAATTTTAAACTTCATCTTCTTTGTTAAGTTTCAATAATCATAGTTGAACAAGCAGAAACGGAAATATTTTTTATTTCTAGTTCACAATTTAAAAAATCTACTGAGTGTTCCCCGTCCAACCATTTTCCTTCCTGAGTTACATTGAAATAAGTTCCTTCTTCCACAAATTCAGCAAGTTCTTTTACTTTCATCTTTCGATACCTATTTTAAATCCCTCTGCTAATGATTTTGCCATTTCTTCATGTGCTACTAACAAAGGGTGCTTTGGAATTATTTTATTCTTTATCCTACTTAATAACTTTAGCATTATTTTCCACCCATTCTTTGAAAGCATCAAAAGTACTCATATTTTTAAGAGACAAATACTTTTCAACTTCTTCAATAGCTTCATCAATAGAGGTATCATTGAAGCAATATCCGTTTATAGATAAATCAAAAATTTTTTTTCGTTTCTTCTTATCAACGATCCATAACTCCTCACCATGCCAAGCACTCTGTGGATCATAACATTTCTTAGATTGTATCTCAAGACCGTTATTTTCAATCAATTCTATCAACTTTTTGTACTTATTCATCAGACTCTCCTTTTTGAGTACGAAAAAAGCACTTAGATTTCCCTAGGTGCTTAATTCGTATTATAATTTAAGTTTTTTACAAAACTCTTTTGCATCCATGTCAGGATTTTCTCGCAAAAATGCAAGCAATGCACTACCCCGAGATTTATCTTTAGATGTAGTAGTGAAATCAATATTGTATGTATGATTGTAGTCGTCAATGAAGCTATAATCTACCGAATCTTTTCTCTTGTTAGCTAACTGTTCTCGAATATTGGCAGGATAGAGGTAAAAAACTGCTTTACCTATTCTATGTAATTCATCATCACTAGCTGACTTCAAAAACGAAACAATAGACTTTAGAGATAACCCATGTGTAAAAACTAAAATATCAGCTCTAATACTCGGAATATCTTGAAATGGTTCTAAAAATCTTTTTTTAATCATCTTGCAACTCCAAACTTATCAAATTTAATCCTGATGAATTTTTATCTACGGATATAACTTTAAATTTAGCAGACGGTTTGATAAGAAATTCTTTTTCTTCCGGCATATCTGAAAGCTCAGATATGTATACTCCAGATTTAGAACCTTTTCTTACTGTAATATCAAATAGATACCTTTCTCCGATCCCATCATTAGAGAAGTTTAATGCTTCTCCTTTCGCTAAACTTGTACTCATAAAAGCTTTGTCGATTACAGTAGTCTCACCGACAATTAAATTATTAAAGTATGATTGTTCTGCCGTAGTTCCGCGATAAGTTATAAAACTTTCCTCGGTCTTATAGCTTCCAAATACAGTTTCTAACTTTTTGGAAAGCTCTAAGTTTTCTTGCAAATATCTTTCGACATAAGGAATTTCAGATGCTTCAATTTCCATTAAACTATTTTTTCTGTATTTTTCATAGCCTTGCCTCATCACGGAATTTATTTGTTCATGTGGAGACATGGTGTAATTGAAAATCGCATCTTTTTGTTGTTCGTCAAGTCCATTATACCACTTTTGATATGATTTTTGTTTATTAAAGAAAGCATCAATATCGTCTGAGTCTTGCGCTTCAAAAACTTCATCATCTTCAAATGGCAATAATTTTTGTTCTTCTCCAGTGTTTGCTTTTGCCGAAGGTGATCTTTTATTGGTTTCTCTAGTTTGTTGAAGAATTATATCATCTTCTTTTTCACTCCAAGAATTAAACTCGTCTAGCGTACTTCTTCCGTCTTTGTACTTCATTTCAATATGTCCATACGCTGAGCATCTACAATTAGGATGCATAGGAAACATATTTACGCCTTTTTCTACCTTGTCAATCGGTACTGCCTTATTATCTAACGGCCCGCAAATGTTACAAGCTCCAGGTTCAGCCACAAAAATCATGTGAGTAAAGCCGTTATCTTTCAACATAGCATGGTCTGTGTCGGCGTTTATTCTTGCTATTTCAGTTTTTAACAAGCGTTTTGCACTTGATTCGCTAGTGTTATACCTTTCAGCAAGTCGCTTCATCTCTTTTTGATAGCCGTTCATGTCTGTGTAGATACGGTTCAAAGATGCGAAAACATCCCTTTGGAGCAGTGGTTGAAGTCCAGTTTTACCCCAAACACGACTAGAAAAGTTTTGTCCGTAGAAATCAGCGTTTAAAATCGATTCTAAGCGCTTATTCGCTCCTTTGGATGAAATACCCAAGATACCCGCTTGTCGCTTAAATTCGGCTAAATATTCGCTTCTACGAGCCTTGTCAAAGACTTCTTCAAGGTTACTTGTTAAACTATTGATTTCAAGACCTAATTCAGCTTTCAAAAGTTCCAAGCGACTGACTTTCATCTTCAAGTTATAAACTCGTAACCAAGAATTAGTCTTATGACTGAAATCTTTCTCTTTAACAGCTTTTCTTGCCTTTTCTGCAAACTTCGTAACGTCAAACTCTGAAGCACGCTTCATAGCTTCTTGCTTCGTCAAACCCTCACGTCCAGCATAACCAAGATAAAACTTATCTATCTGCGCTTGCAGTCTGTCATAGCTTTCTTGATATAACTGAGTTATCAGTTTGTCACGGTCTAAATCACGCTTGATTAGTTCAGCTTGCGCCTTACGTTCAGCATTATATAAACGATTTTCAGCTTTCTTGCTCATTCATGCCACCTACTAACTGCATGATCTCGTTGTCACTTGCTCCGGACTCTTTCAAAATGCGCTCTTGCTCTGTCTTGTAGTCTGTGAAGCTTGCATTGTTCATCAATGTTTCTTGCGATACCACTCCGCCAGCTTCTATATACGCTTTAATTTCATTCCATACGTCTTGTGGAATATTCGGATGGAAAGTAAAGGTCAGCTTGCTAGCTTCGATTGAAGGCTTATTGATAGCCTTATGAATGTTGCTGATTAGTTCATAACGTCTACGCAAAGCCTTAGTGAAGTATGTTTCTTTATTCTTTCTGACTTGCTCAAGACCAATCATCTTATAAAGCAAAGCAATTCCAGAAGACGTAGCATTGAAGCGGTCATCTTCAAGGTTAGGAATGCGACTGAAACGATGAACGTCGTTTGCTAAACGGTTTTTATACGCTTCTGTGCCTTGTACGTCATACTGTTTATAAATATATCCAGCATCTGCGCTTGTCTGTTGCCCGTTTGCACTAATACCAGTTTGAAGTAGTAGCGTGTTAGCATCTTTCATTTTGGCAATGTCACTTGCTGATAAACCTAGCGCATCAAGGTCACCCTTGATAAGAAGCATTGCATCATTCAAGTCTGACATATAATTGGCTGTGTCAGATTGCCCAGCATCATAGGCGTCTATCAAAGAGATTTCACTTTCAAAATCACCCATGCGATAGCGGTTATTCCACCATTCGACAACTGGAACATCTTTATATTCATGCTTCGTGATTGTATCGACAATCAAGCGTACTGCATTTGTTGAATAAGGTTTATAAGTGATAACTTGGTCTTTAGTATAGACTGTCATATTCACTTTATCCGCAAAGACTGGAAGATGAACAGCTAGAATAATATTCTGTTCTACTGTTAGATCACGAACAACAAACATTTCAAGCGGGTTAATCAAAACAACTCTGTCTGCTCCGTCTTTATCCCTAAAGTGGTATTCAAAAGCACGGCCAAAGATTGAAGCATCAAGCGCCAAATCTCCGTTCAATGCGTTGATGTCATTGTTCCACTCGATTTCTCGAATAGCTTCTAATTGCTTTTTGTCCGCTCCCTCAAGAATACCGACCGAAACTGGGTTTCCGATAACGTAGCTAGTAGCAAAGCTAGAAATATATCCGCCCCATTTATGACGGACACGATAATCTGCTTTTTCTTTGTCCAGGCGTCTATGCCCGTTCAAAATACTGTAATTGTCGCCTTTTGCGTATGACGATAACACTTTCAAGCGTTTTTGCTGACTGCTAAAGAAAGTGTCAATCATATCTCTAAAGGCTTTCTTACCGTTCGCAGTTCCTAACAATTCATCACTTGAAGCATATCTAAATTGCTCGTTTGCGATTGTTCCAAAGTATAGACTGTCAAACCTCGTTTTTGTGATTGTGTCTATACCGTGTTCAAATTCGTTTACTTTATCCACTCTTTACCTCCTAAACATCTTATTGATTTTACTGATAGCCTTGTCAACGTCCACATCTTTTCTTGTTTGATATATCCTATCTTGCAAGGCATAGCGTATAGCATCTATGCAGTGATTGTAGCTATCGACTGGCTCATTGATATACTCATTTGTTTTCTTGTCTTTCTTCCAGGTGTAATTTTCTAGTTCTTCAATCAGCTTTACGCATCTTTCATCAACTATCCATTCATACTGAAGTAAGTATTGTATACCTTGCATAACCGAGCCAGCACCCTTTTGGACATCTATCACTCGTGGAATACCAAGATTTCTTAATTCTTGGTTTGATTTCTTTTCAGCGCTATCTGCTCTTATCTGTTCTTTAGCATATCCAAGCGCCTTGATTGCTTCGGCTATCTTGTCATTCGTCAAGCCTTTTCTTACAAATTCCTCAACGACATATAATCGCTTTTTTTCGTCGTCTATCCTTACATGAAGCAAGGCTGACGGGTCATTGATGAACCCATAGTCAAGGCCAAAATAAGCCGGCAAGTGCGCCAATTCTTCCTTGTTAAGCAGTCGCTTTTCATACTTAGGGAAAATCAGCTTGTCAAGTGTCGCAAACTCGCCCAAGGCATAGATTTTGTAATATGCTTCGTTCCTATTCGCTAGTTCTTCGATATTCTCGATTGTTACTTGATCTAAAAAGCGATTGTCTTTGTATGAAGTGTGATAAACAACTGTATTTTTTGGCTTCTTCACAAAAAAAGCGTTATACGTCCAATTCACTTTTGAAACAGGGTTAAACATCAAGAATATCTGCTTATTCAAATGCTTCTTATCCCGCAAACGCAAAGTCAACTGCGTGTAATCATCTAGCGTAAATTCTGATGCTTCTTCCATGACGACATCTGACACGCCCTTGATTGACTTTATTTTTTCCGGATTGTCTAACCCTTTAAAAATAAACTGTGCGCCGTTTGGTAGCTCAATGCGATATGCTGAATTATTAACTTTGCATTTATCAAGTAATTGCCAACTATCCAAGCATTGCTTCACATCCTCGAATATCGAATCGTGAACTGTAGAACCTACTTTACGCAAGAATAAAACCTTGCGTGGATGCTTCCAGTCTTGACAAGACTTAAAGACAACCTTTTGTATCACGCCATGACTTTTACCACTCGAAGCACCACCATAGTGAACTTCAGTAAAGGTTGAATAGTCGTATAGCTTATCAAAGATATGTTTGTTGAATACACGGCTTGGATAGTCAATAATAATATTGATTTTAGGTTTATTCTTCGTTATCATCCCAATCACCAACCTTTATGTCGATTGTTTTTTGAGTGATTTCTTGCCTATCCACGAATAAGCCGTAACGCTTGCCAAGGTCAACCGCTGCGCTCTTTCTTGTTGACACGTTCGGTTTAGCATCCATGACTTTCTGATAGCCGTCGCCGTCAAGAACCAATAAAGGCTCTGTTATTTCTCCACGCATAACTGCTGTCAAAAATTCAAGCACTTCTTGTTGGTCTGCGATACGTTCGGACTTTAACTTTTCTAGTTGCTCGTCTATATAAGCTTTTACGTTAGCTTTTGCAAGCAATCGACTTCCGTTCGCTCGTGCGACATCATCTTTCTTAACGTTCGGATAAGCCTTTTTATAAGCCTTAGTTGCGTTTAATTCGATGATGTACTCATCGGCAAACTTCTTTTGTTTTTCGGTCATCCCATTTTCCACCACCACCTTTCAAAACAAAAAAGCCAGCTAAAAGCTGACTGATTTTCATAAGGACTTTTTAAAATGCAAGGCGACTGCATAGCCTTGCGGAGAATCAATAGTATATTGTCTTTTTAAATTTATTTTTTGCAGTCATAAAACCCCTAGCAGAATCAAACTGCCTAGCTTATAACTTACCTAGGATATAAGTAGCCATGCAATCATGCGAGGTCTAGTCGCTTCTGCAACCATTTATAAGTTAATAAATAATCTGTGAATGCTCAGTCTGTAACCTTACTCCATTTTGGAACACAACTATTTATATGGCGACGGCTGGAATCGAACCAGCGGAGCAAAAAGTTTGTAGAGCTTACCATTTTAAAATTAAAGAGATTACAGAACCTTTCGTCGCCATAAAGGGCGCAATGCCCTTTGTAAAATATATATAGGAGTCTGTCAAACTTTGGTCTATCTGACACTACTATAATACCACTTCTAAACGTTTAATGTTTCCGCAAAAAGTTCACTTTTGAAAGCGATTAAAACACCGCCCCGATACTGTTCAGCGAATGCAAGACACGCTCTGTTTAAGTAGTCTTGAAATTTTGTTTTTTCAATCCATAACTTTTCTTGTATCTCATAATTTAGCATCGGTTCAGTCGCTAGATACTTATTAAACAAAATAAAGCGATATTTTGGATTGAATAGTCGACTAACTGCTTGCTCGATTTCTTCTAACTCCCTAGAAGCATCCACCCGTCTGATTGCTAGTTTCTCGACTTGCTTAGACGGGCCATTGCTTCCTCTCGGTTCAAACGTGATTAGTTGCGTTACTCGTTGCTCGGGTAAGTCGCAAGCAATTTCACGAATGCGTGGATATTGTCGCAATACTTTCTTCACGTTTGAGATTGTCTTTTTCTCGTTTATTTCTTGAAATAACACTTGCGCCCCTTTCCTCATGTCTAATTAAATAAACAAACTAGCTAACCAAATTAAAAACATATAAATTAAAATTTTTACAATCTTTGTAATTATGGGCATTAAATATTCTTCTGTATCTTTTTTTTCTTTATAGTAATCAGGAAAAATAATAGATAATGTAATATCTAAACCAAAGGCTTGCCAAATACTAATTTCGTTAACTGGAATAATTGTTGTAATAATCGCATTCCACCCATACTGAAATGTAAATGCTGAAATAATCACACCGATAAACGCAACAACAAATACACCAAATTTTTTCATCCCAAATCCCCCTCTTTCACAAATGAACCATTTACCATTTTCCCTTTTCGGTTCTTGATCTCGTTGTACGCTAGTTCAAAGCATTCAGCAATGCTCCAGCCTTTCTGTTGACAATAGATAGTCAGCACTACCAAAATATCCCCGACTGCATCTTTTCCGTCTTTCTCACGCTCTTTCAAATGCGCTTGTGCAAGTTCGCCCGCTTCTTCAAATAATTTCAGCGCTTGCGCCGTGCTATTGCTTGGATTGTCCAATCCTCGTTCTTTTGCCCATTGCTCGACACGGTGCGCTAGTAATTCCATGTTTGTTGTCATAATTTCCCTTTTCTATTTGTTATACAAGGTTACATTGTTTGAGTGAGTGTAATATACCTCTCCGTTTTCAAAAGTAACTCGAATGCTATCTTGTTGGTCATATTTCGCCCATTGCGCAACCTTACCTTCGACAATTTGCCCGTCAACTAATTTTACTTTTGCATATTTGAAAGTAAAGGTTGTTCCTAAAATGTCTTTATTCCCGCATCCTACAAGACTAACAAAAGACAAACTAATTAAAATTGTAGCGAATAATTTTTTCATCATATTTCTACCTCATCTCCAATTTCTGCATCATTATATTTCTGCTCACTAACCACGAAAACATTCCCGTTTACCGTGATAGTGAATAGACTTCCGATTTTTCGTTTTTCTTCAACCTTGCCCATTATCTGATATTTACTATCAGCGTGATAGATAAGCAAGGGTTTCTGTGCTTCACGTTGCATGAATAGCAAGCACGTAGCGATAAGCGACCATGCGAGCAAGAAGCGAATTAGTGTGTTTTTCATTTCTTGACCTTTCTTTTCAGGCTACTGCGCTTAAAAATTGGATTCTTCTTTTCTTTTTGCTTTTGCTTATGAAAGTTATTGTCTTTTTCAAAAACAGATTGTTCATCTTTCATGATTTTATTCATGCTATATGGTGTCACTTCCTCAATCTCCACTTGTTTAGGTTTTACTGTGATTTCTAGAAAGAAAGACTGGTTTGGAATTTCAAGTGCAAAAGTTCTTGTGTTGTTTTCGGGAGAATTTAACAGATTCCCAATTTCAAGAACTAGTTCGGTTATACTGCTATTTAGCGTCAAACTCATCACTCCACCTCCTCAAAATAACTATGTAATTTACTTAAATTGACAATAGCGACCTCTTCAACAAAATGCTCCTTAATGTCAAAGTCTGGATCATTTTTTCCAAACTCTTTCTTTATAGCTTTTTCAGCAAGCGAAGGTAGAGGGAATATACTTGCTCTATTTCTCAAAGCGAGCGCTTGACCGTGTTTATTTACTACTCGATAACCCACATCAAACGGTCTGATTTCCCTTGGTATTTTTATGCATTTGCTTTGATTCTTCATTCCTTCTTCAAGTGTTTGTACCATCACTACACCTCCTACTTTTCTAACTTCTCAATTTCACGCTCAACTAGTTCTCTACGTTTTTGTAATTCTTCTAGTTTTTGAGCGTCTAATGCTTTTTTGATGATCTCAAGTCGTTCAATATCCATCTGAGATTTATTCAGAGAGTCAACTTTGCGAGCGTATTCTCTAAAATTATTCGCCCAGTCCCATTCTTGCCAACTGAAACAATTATTTAATTGTTGTAGTAAGTCGTTATATTTACTTCTCAAATCAAGATTAATTTGACGCTGATAGAATAATATGAATAGTGCCATTACTAAAACTGACACACAAGCTAAAAACATTAACCAATACATTATTTCCACCATTTATTCCACCTCCCTAACTTCAATACCCGGACAATCGAACACCCAGCCGAAGTTGGCTTCTTCTAATTGTTTTCTAGTAAATCTTTCAAGATCGCCATACACTTTTTCAAAATCAAGACGATCCTCACCCTGTCTATATACAGTTTTCAACGACTGTCCATTGCACAATATCACTTCATACCGCTTTTCCTCGATTGTGTAGCCGAACTGGTGCATGTTGACGAGGGTTTGCAATGGCTTATTTGGGGAATAATCTACCCATTTTTTGAAATCAGAATCACATTTTTCATCGAACATATACATATAGTTCCAAACTTCAAACTCAAAATCATCCTTGTGCTTTTCATACCAATCCGCCACGAACTGCGGTACGAACGGCTTCTGCGATTTTTCCAATCCTTGTAAATCAAGAATCACACTTCTAGTCGAAGTTTTGTCACAAAAAATGGCGATTCTTTTGTAGTTTTCAATTAATTCACTCAGTTTCATCTTCCAACTCCTTCAACTTGCTCTTATACACTTTAATCTTCTTATGCCAAAAATCACGCTCTGCGCTTCGTGAGTGTGCAAGCGAATTCACGCAAGGTTCAGATAATTCTTCAATCCTTGCGTTCGCTTTCTCGATTGAACGTTCTAGCGATTCAATCATTTGTTGTTTAATATTCATCTTCAGTTATCCTTGATATTTCAAGTTCAATTCTGTATTTTTTGCTTCCGGACTTTCCACCGTGCCTAAAATCCGTTGACTTGATAACGTGATAGTTATCATCTGTCCAAAATTTCGCATCTGTCAAACCGTCTAATAATGCTTTGCTTGTTGGCGACCAGTTTGGCGGGTCATATATGCGATTAGTCGGGGCGAATACCCAAACAATCACTTTGCAAGGCTTTTCCTTGCTAAAAGGTAAGCCAAAGTAATCTAGTAAAGTGTTTCGCCCCTCGTAATACGCTAGTTGTCGTAAAAATTTAGTGATTTTAGCTTTTTTCTGAAAATTCAGTCTGTCATTCGCTGAAATCATCTGCTTTCTGTCAAGTTCAAATTTTAAAACTAGCTTTTCCATGCGTCACCTCTTAGAACGGCAACATATCATCCGATATATCGAACGTGTTTCCGTCTCTGGAAAAGTCGGGCGCTTGTTGTTGCGTTTGCGCTCGTCCTTGGTTATTTTGCTGACCTTGACTATTTCGACTTTCTAGCAACTGGAATTGTTCAGCAACTACTTCAGTTACATAAACCCGTTGACCTTGCTGATTATCATAGCTTCGTGTCTGAATACGTCCAGTAATTCCAATCAATGCGCCTTTCTTCGCCCAGTTTGCAAGATTTTCTGCTTGTTGTCGCCACATAACGCAGTTAATAAAATCAGCTTCACGATCGCCATTTTCATTTTTAAAAGTACGATTAACTGCAAGGGTAAACGTAGCGACTGCCACGTTTGACGGGGTATAACGTAGTTCTACGTCTTTCGTAAGTCTTCCGACAAGTGATACATTGTTTAACATTTTTTCATTCCTTCCACTGTTTCAAAATCAATATCATGAGCATCTAGCCATTCTTTGAAGTCTTTTGCTTGTTCCAAGTCAAACCAAAATCTGATTGTTGTTACATACTTACCGTTGTTCTTTTGTTCCGGTTTTGGTTCGTTTTCAATGACTTCTCCAGTTTCAGTATCATACGCTTTAATACTTGCTTCTGCTTGTTCTTTTGCGATGCGATCAATTTCTGCTCTGCGTTCTTCTTCCGCTCGTTTTTTGGCTTCTTGTTGTTCTTTGAATACTCTTGCGCTTTCAACGTCTTTTGTGATACTTTCAAGAACTTCCGCAAGTGTTTGCCCACTTTCGTACGCTCTAATATAAGTAGCTGGTCCGAGTTCATGAGTTGCGCATTGACTACTGATAATCGAAATATCTTGGTCTTTCTGATTTTGTTTCTGCAACTCGTCCATGACGATTTTTTCTAGTTCCGCTTCCGTTTTCTTCAAAAGTTGGAAACTGTCCTTTTTAAACTGACCGGCTTTTGTGTATGCATCAAGATATTGTTCAAAAATATCCGGATTGAGATTGCCTTGAATAGCTTTTTCTTTGAACCAATTCCGAACTGTATCTTTGCGCAAGATTTTTTGGTTTTCTTCGTACCCGTCAATTTGTTGTTTTAAAGAGTCAATCAATCCCTTTAATTTGCTATAAGGTTCTTTGTATGCTTTTTCAAATTCTGCATACGGCTCATTGATTTTGCCTTTAATTTCTTTTCTTCGTTCTTCAAGGCTCTGACTCAATTTGTTCAAGTCGGTTCTTGCTTGTTTGACTTCTTCAATAGAGTTGACCTCTAAATCAAACGTTCCATATTTTGCGATTGCTTGTTCAATCCCACTTTCAAACGCTCCAAAGTCGCTAAATGCGACCTTGGCCGGTTCAAAGTTTATTTTGATAGTTTCTAATTGATTGATTTTTTCTGCTTCTTTCATGTTTTAAAACCTTTCTATGCAAACGGCAATTCAATTTCTTCAATCGGTTCTTCTACAAAAAATGGAATTTCTTCCGCTTGGTTTTCTACCGTTTCAATTTCTTTTCTTGGTTGTTCTTGCTTCATCTGTTCAATTTGTGCTTGTTTGCGTTTCATGACTTCCTCACGGCTTTCTTGTGGAGTTACATCAATAGGCTGTGATTGTTCCATTTCGTCTGCGGTATATAGTCCACCCACATTTTCGCTGAACGCTTCACGCATTGCAGATACTAGCGCAACTTTACGGATCATCAACGCTGGCATCTTCGACCACATAGATTTGCCGGTATTGTATGCTTTGAAATCTGCATCAACTTCAACTGGGAATTTTCTATCTTTTCGGTAAACTTTCGCCCAACCGCCTAGAAGTGTGTCGCTTTTGCTATGAATTGTTCCGGTGATATGTTTAATTTCTCCGTCTTGCGTTTCTACAACAATACCAGCTTCAAAACCGTCAAAGTTTGGATTTTGTTCCGCTCGTTTCATGAACGCATCTTTTGAAACAACTACTTGCGCCGGATTTGTTCCGTACTTAATGAAATATACTTCTTTTGTGAACGGGTTCAAGTTTCGTTCTTTACACGTTGCGATAAAATACGCAAGTTCTTCGTCGCTCGCTTTTCCGGAAGCGTCTAAATATTGTCGGACGATTTTTGCGCTTAATAGTTGCGGATTTGTCAAAAAATCTCCCGTTGTTTTTACTGCTACTTGATTTGTCATTTCCTTTTACCTTTTATCTTTCTATGCGCTCCAGTATTTTTTCAAGTCAACTGCCATAACCGTTGCAAGATTTTTCTGCTCAGTCAAAATCTGTCTGCGATATGGTGCAAGTCCAGCTTGTCGTTCTTCTTCATTTCGTGGTAAGTAATACCCGCTCGGTTGCGTTTTTTTCGCAACGATTGGATGTTTAAAATTCACTCGTAGGCTTTCAATCACTTCTTCTAAACTTCGTTTTGATAGTCCGGTTTCTTGTCGTACCTTTTCAGCCTTGATTGGTTCTTCAAAACTTGCACGGTTAACAATCAAATTTAATACGTTTGTTTCAATTTTGCTCATTTCTCTACTAATCATATTCTCTCCCGATAAATACACATCTAATTTCTGTACTTCCGCATTTTTCACATTCGCTAGGCTGATAAGTGTCAATCCATTCAAATTCATGTCCGCAGTCGCAACAACCACAATCCCATATATAAAGGTTCATGTTTATTGCTCCTTGTGGATATTCTCAATCTCTTCTAGTTTTTCGACAAAATCGACATACGCTTTATAAAAATCACCGGATTTTTTGCTATCTTTATATGCCTTTTTAATCAATTCTTGGCCGTCACCATAAAAACAACCAACTCTCCATTTTTTGTTCGATTTTGTATAAGTGAAATAACGACCGCTAGACCATGTGTTTTTGAAAACAATATAATCTGCGTCGCCGTATACCCTAGCGTCGCCGGATACCTCTGCGTCGCCGTATACCCTAGCGTCGCCGTATACCCTAGCGTCGCCGTATACCCAAGTGTTGCCGTATACCCTAGCGTCGCCGTATACCCTAGCGTCGCCGGATACCTCTGCGTCGCCGTATACCTCTGCGTCGCCGTATACCCTAGCGTCGCCGGATACCTCTGCGTCGCCGTATACCCTAGCGTTGCCGGATACCCAAGCGTTGCCGGATACCCTAGCGTTGCCGTATACCCTAGCGTTGCCGGATACCCTAGCGTTGCCGTATACCCTAGCGTCGCCGGATACCTCTGCGTCGCCGTATACCTCTACGTCGCCGGATACCCTAGCGTTGCCGGATACCCAAGCGTTGCCGTATACCCAAGCGTTGCCGTATACCCAAGCGTTGCCGGATTGACTTAGATTTTTTTCACTTGCAATATATCCGCCAACTTCCCCTTTTTCAATTCCACTAAATGAAATTAAAGCCTTAATTCTAAAAAGTTGCACTCCAAAAAAAGTGATTGTGTCTTCTACTAATAATTCATATTTTTTCATTTCTATTACTCCTTTGGTTGCGGTAGTCCTAGTAAGTCAGGTCTAAGACCTACGGGCGCTTGTGTGTCAAACGTGAATTTTCTGTCGCAATTACGAATGTTTTGACGTGCGATATTATTGAATTGATTTCGCCCTTGCTGATAGACTTCAATAATTGCTTGATCTAGTTTTTCTTGTTCGTCCTTTTGTCTTCGTGCTTTCTGCTCGCTATTTGCGATTAGTAGCAAAGTAATAAACAAGCAAGTCATAATTGTTGCAATTCCAAAAAATTGGCTTGCTAAAGTTGGTTCTGTCATTTTTATACCTCTAATAGTTTCTCAAGGTCAGCAATGCGCTGATAAAGTATTTGATTTTCTTCTCGTGCTTCAATCAATTCACGGTTCAAATCTAATGCGACTAATCGCCAGTCTTGATTGACTTCAATTTTGGTTGTTGAAAAAAACCATTTTGTAAGTTTGTCTAGTAACTTCATGCTAAAGCTCCTAATTGTTTTTCTTTTTTCAAGTTTTCCAACATTTCTGGTAATGTTTCTTTTTTAGTGCGATAACGATTTCTGCTCTTCCATTTAACAAACAATCGGAAACCTTCATAATTGATAAACACTAGCTTGTGTGTTGGATTGTCAATGAACTGTTTAAAGTCTGGATGATCGCGCATTTCTTTCGCCCACGTTTTGAGAGTTGCAACCGTCAACCCTTCCCACATTTGACAAAGATGCTCATAATCGCCATGAGTCGCTTTTTCATTTATTCCAACTGGTTTGTAAGTGATTTCTATTTTAGGCATGGATTTTCCTTTCTTTTTGTGATATAATTCAGTTAGTTATTTTAGTAAGCGCCTGACTTCTGTTAGGTGCTTTTTTGTTTTACCTTAGTTCATCTGTGCTGATTTCTAATGCGTCAGCGATTTTGCATATATTTGGCCAAGAAAGATATTTTACCTTTCCTGTCTTTAGGTCAGAAAAGAAACTACGATTAACTCCAGCCATTTTAGATAACTGACTACCGTTTAAATTTCTTTCCTGCATGATTTTATTTAATTTTTCCCACATTTTTTACCTCTAAACACAATATGTTGTAAAATGATCACTCGCTCTCACAATATGTTGTGAGTTTCTGTCTGTTATGTTATAATTTATTTTGACTAGGACCTCTCACCGTTTTAGTCAAAATTTCAATAGAAAGGAGGTTAACAATATGAGTTTAAAAATCAACGGACTGGATGATTTTTCTAACCGTCTTGATCAGCTTTCAGAGAATGCTCAATCTGTTGCTGGTACACACGAATATTCTTTCAAAGAAGTTTTCTCTGATGAATTCATGATTGAACACACAAATTTTTCAACCATTGATGAATTTTTACTATCAAGCCCAGAAAAAATATCCAATGCAGAGGAATTTGAAAAAGCAGATGAATCAATCCTTGATGTTTTTGTTTCTGAACAAACAAAATTTGATAATTGGAAAGATATGATGTCTTCCGCAGCACAAATCCTAATCATAAATAAACTCGGTTTCTAATTTCAACTTGACCTTGTTAAGCCGTTTAATCGCTTCGTGCAATTCTTCGGCTTTTTTAGCTACTTCTTGACTAGCTTCTACCAATTCCTTGGAATTAGAAACTTTGACGCCGATACTTGAATTCCCCATTTTAATTCCTCCTTTCAACCAAAGTCCTAAATTGAAATTTTTAAATTTCTCTCTTTTATTTATTTAGAGAAGTAGGACTTGTTGTTAGTTAATATTTATTGTTATTTAATACTTGTTGTTAGTTAATATTTATTAGTGCCTTATTTTACTGATTTGTAAAATACAGATTTGTAAAATACAGATTTGTAAAAGTCGGAAATGTAAACATCAAACTGTGGATAACTTTTGTAAAGCATCTTCTAATCTCTGCAGCATAATCTCAAATTGAAAATCAGTAATTTTGGTATCTGAGAAGAATCTGAAAGCCTGAACTCCTCTACCTTTACCGAGGCTTTTTTTGACAACTCGCATATAACCAGCATCCTCTAGTTTTTTTAGATGACGGTCTATCATGTCACGACTAACATTTAATCGTTTAGCTATTTCCTCTGGATAGACAAGCCAGTTTTCTTTATTGCTGAGAATAACCATCAATATTCCAATCGTGGCAGGTTCAAGTTCTGGATCTCTCAGAAAATCATTTTTAACTGCTGTATAATCATCAATTGCATTTCTGAAAGATTAGTTGAACATTCAAGTTTTTAAAATCTGTCATGATTTCTCCTTTCTATTTTTCTCAATCTCTTTCTGCTATACTGTCTCATTTTCCATCGCCCTGAGTTCTATCTCATGGCTCACTTGTTTCAATAGCTTCTCACACGCTATTTTAGCTTCTCTGTATGTTGTATTCTCGCTGATAAAGTAATCAGCTAGTTCTATGATTTTATCTTCCATGATTTTCTCCAAAAATCAGTCTTGAGACCGATGTCAACCACTCACAAATGGTATATGGTTATATTATCCTTAACAAGAAAGGAGCTAATTAAAATTGGCAAAATTTTTGAAAGGAACTGTGTCTCAGTAAACTTTGGATTCATTTGTAGGTTTACCTTTTGCCTACCGCACCTGGCTAGCAGGGTTCAATAGGGAGAGTTAGCTTTTTCAGGGCGTCTTAGCTAGACGACCCAAATAGTAGTTTAAACAAGCTGTCACTTTTAAAGTGGCGAAAAAGCTAGACTCTAAAATCGAGAATCAGAGTTTATTTCAACTACAGTGCTGGGGGCGATACCAGCGAAGTGTTGTTGGCTACTGCTATTAGTTTGAGCAGAACAATTTCCGTAGCGTACTTCAGATAGCAGCTGGGGTACGTTTTTTATTTTTCCACTATACGGATATCGGTTTGGTTTCATTGTTTTTTTCCTTTCTTAATTTGGTATAATAAAGATAAAAACGAGGTAATTTTGATGTTTAGTTTGATTGATATTTTGAATGTTTCTGCTGCATGGATCGGAGCCATTACTGGTGTTGTTAGCTTGATTTACTCTTTAAAAGTCAATAGAGTGAAATTAAACATTTCTAATTTCCGTAAAGCAAGAATGAACGAATACTCTTGCTATCAGTACAGCTTTGTTTTGTCTAACCAATCAAATTCAGATGTTCTAATCAAAAATATCCAACTGTTTGACAAAAACGGAAAAGAAATTTTTGACAACGGATTTAATCCAGCCACTGCTATTCCTGATGAGAAACCAGATCCGCTTGGTTTGGTTATCAGTACGCAGACATTATTTAATGTTGATTGGTACTCTGATCCATTTGAAGATGAGATAGAATTAAATCCATACTCATTCCATAAGTTTTCATACTACCTAAACGAACCACCGCATACTATCAAGATTAAAACCAACAGACAAATTCATTATCTTTCTAAAACTAAATCAATCCATCCTGTCTTTAATAAAGCAAAATAGATTTATTAAAGCACAAACTACATTCACGCTTGTCACTATGATTAGAGCAATATCGTTCATTATATTTTCCTTTCTAACCTTTTAGAAATGATTTCTACATCTAAGTCGTCCAGTCTCAACTGGGGGACTTTTTGATTTAAACGGGCTTCGACAGTTTGGTTAATTTCAAACCATTCACGTACTGTAAATTGGCTTCTGAATCTCAGAAATTCCTTTATTATTTCTTTCGTTCTTTCTTTCATTCTGTCCTTCTTTCTATGTTCATGTTTCATGAACTTTATATTTAAAAAAATAAGCCGGGATATCTTTTGGATTAACTTCTAAAATTTCAACTGCTTTTGAAATTTCGTTATCTTTCCAAGATACCTTGTTATTCAATTTCAACGAAATACTGCGTTCAGATACGCCCATAGCATTTGCGAATTCTGCTTGTGTTCCGAATTTTTCAGTAATTCGTCCTAACAATTTTGAATAATCGTTACTCATATATTCTCCTTTCTATGTTCATGTTTCATGAACTTTTTATGAATTAAGTATATCATGCTACATGAACTTTGTCAACAACTTTTTTCATTTTTGTTGAACTTTTTTATTTTTATTTTTTATTTTATGTGTTATAATATAGTAGAGATAAGGAGATGAACACAATGAGAAAATATGAAACATCTGATAGGCTAAATCAGTTAATGGCCGAAAGAAACTGGAAACAAGTAGATATAATCAACAATTCAAAGAAGTTTCAAGAAAAGTTGGGAGTACAACTTGGAAAAAGTGCTTTATCTCAATATGTAAATGGTGTTCAAGCACCAGATCAAAAGAAACTATCTTTACTAGCTTTGACTTTTGATGTATCTGAAGCATGGCTTATGGGTTATGACGTGCCAAGAGAACGTGAAAGTGTAGTTGAGAAAGAATACACTTCATCCGACCTACGCAAAATGGCTGAAAATGCTAAGACTTTTGACGGTAAGCCGTTAAATGAAGATGATATTCAAGCCATTCAAAACATCATAGAAATATATCTAAATAAAAAATGAGCATTGAAGACATTTGCAAAAAATACGGTGTCAAGATTGAATACTTCGACAAGGATTTGTGGAATAGAAATGGTATTTATGTAGATGAAATTAAAGTTGTTTTCGTAAGTAGGGATTTAGCGCCTGAGAAACAGAAACAAGTCATACTGCATGAATTAGGTCATATGGAGCATACTAAGGAAGAATATAAAAATACTCTTATTAGATGTGAGAATGAAGCCAATAGAAATATGATCCATCATCTTTTAGTGGATGCTTTAGGAGAATTAGACGACCCCAAAGAGTTTGATTACCTCAAATTCATGGAATACTACAATTTAAAAACCACGACTGATGAAGTCATGGTTATGGAAGAATATAAAGCGTTATTAAATTAAAAAAATGTGCAACAACTGAACCACAATAAAAGCTGTTAGGAGGGTTCTTATGGAACAGGAACGTAAAGTTTTAGGTATTTTAGCTATTATTTTTGGAGCGCTTGCTCTACTTGGCTCTTGGATACCTATCATCAACAATTTTTCTTTCATTCTAGCAATTTTAGCTTTGATTTTTGGAATAATCGGTTTCTTAGTAAACAGAAAACGACCAAAAACATTAGCTATTATCGGAACTGTTTTATCTATTGTTTCGATTGCTATCGTGCTTGGAACTCAAGCTATGTATGCTAAATCACTCGATAAACTTAGCAAAGATATTGAGCAATCGGTGACTTCAACAAGTTCGTCAAGCGACTCTTCACAAAAACAAGAGGATACTAAATTCAACTGGACTAAGGAACAATTTGATGCACTTGTGACTGGTGATATTACCAATAGAGGTGCTGGTGGAACTAACTACAATGATGTCATTCGTGAACACGGCGAACCAAGCGACACTAACACAACTACAGTTAATGATCACGAAAATAAAACAATTTCTTATACTTCGTTTGATAAAGAATACAAGAGTGTTATTTTATCATTTGCGAAACAAGAGGATGGCTCATTCTTGTTGGTTACAAAAGTTGCAACAGGTCTGGAATAAATTTAACTCTTACGCTTTTTAAAATAAAAAATCCCACGCTCTGAAAGTTTGGCGACTGCGAGCGTGAGATTATCAAGTATAGAAAGAATGGCATTAAAAAGCCCTCTTTTCTATACCCATTTTACCAAGAAATGAGGTGAAAAGCAAATGTGGATGGAAGAACTTCCGAATGGAAAGTATAAATTTTTTGAGCGATATAAAGATCCATACACTGAAAAATTGAAGAGGGTATCTGTAACACTTGACTCAGGATCATCCAGAGCGAAAAAGGAAGCTCAAAAACTATTGGATGAACGTATAGAAGAAACTTTACAGAATATACAATCAACAGATGTGACTTACCAATACGTTTTGGATGAGTGGTGGACATTTTACCAGAAAGAAATCAAAGGTAGTTCTATCAGCTCTCTGACTAGTAGCGTGAACGATTTTAAAGAAGCATTCGATACAGAAATTAAAGTTAAGAATATAGACACTAAATATATTCAACGATTTTTGAATGATCTAGATATTTCTCGTTCAAAACTAGAACGCTATAAAATGATTTTAAACCTATCACTTGATTATGCAGTTGATCTTGAATACATCAAAGACAACCCTGCAAGACGAGCAAAACTTCCAAAACAAATAAAAACAATCGAAGAGTTAGAAAAGACAGAAAAGAAATTTTTGGAAGAGGATGAACTAAAAAGATTATTAGAAGAATTATACAGGACAAATAATACATATAGACTAGGTTTGCTTGCTGAATTTATGTCATACAATGGTTGTCGAATCGGTGAAGCTATTGCTATTAAACAAGAAAATATTGATTTTGATAATAAAACGGTAAAAATCCATGGAACTCTAGATAAAACAGTAGGGTATTCAAAAGGATTTAAAACAACTACAAAAACTGCTGCAAGCTTCAGAACTG